GTCAAATATTATACTCATATTTTATCTCCTTTAAGTTAAATAAAAATAAGGGAAAGGGAGTACTCCCCCTCTCCCTTATGAGTTGAAATAAAGTAACTACTATTAGTGAGAATCATCAGTAACAGCGGCATGAAGAGCATCAATAGTAATGCCAGCTGCATCACCAACAGCTTTAGCAAGTGCATTGATAACTGCAACATCCGTTGATACAATAGTCATATCTTTCTCACTTCTGTAGCTATGAGTACCCTCATCAGTATAGGCATAGTGAAGCTCAAGAACATTATACTCCTTGGAAGGATCTACAAGATACTGAGTTGGAATATAGTTAGGATAACCCATCATTCTATACTGATCACCTCTCTCACCCATGGTAAACCACTCAAGATCTGCAATCTGATGACCATTGCCAAGACCATTAGTTCCAGGAACAACATCTGCTACCTTAGGTGTAGTAGTAACAGTAGTACCCCACTGAACATCATCTGTACCATCATAAACAGTAGTAGATACTGCATTAAACATTACAGGCTCCTGTGCCTCAATGCCAAGTGCCCAAGGCTGTGCTTTCTCTGTAATGGTAATACCATCTGCCTCTGCCTTAAAGTCAAGATATGGGTTGCAATCCTTGGTAGCTCCAATCTCTCTGGAGAAGCTAAGATTAAGACTGCTAACCATTGCCTTATAGAAAGCTGCTGCATTCATCTTAGAAGTTGCATGAACAGCTGCCTCCTTGAAGTACTGATCATTTTCACTCATGCCTACCCAATGAGTAAGCTCTATTCTAAGAATATAGTCCTGACCTGCAATAAGATCACCATTAAGACTTACCTTCTGACTCTTGAAAGGAACTCTGAGATCCTTAGCTGCAACTGCCTTTACATAACTAAGATTACATACAGGGATTCTGTCTGTCTTCATAGTAGTGTCTGCTCCCTTATAGAGGAAGTAAATCTCTTTATCCTTACCTTTGCCAACAGTTCTGAAGGCAATATCACCTGCCTTTGCATCATCACCAAATGTCTTGGCTGCCTTAGCATCTGCCACTGTTTTAACCTGATTGGCTACATACAACTGATGTACCTGATTTGTTGAAAATACTGCCATAATTATATATAATTTAAGTTCAACATTACTGATTACTATGGCAAGCAATCAGCGTTATTTATTATTAGTTATTTTGCTTTGTATAGCTTCCCTGACTGCTAGGTCAAGTATTCTTTCATGTAGAGCTTCATGAAGCTTACATTCACTTACATCTTTCTTACCATCAATACTGACATCATCAGGAAGAGGAGCTAAAATAATAGGGCTTGGCTTCTTTAAATATCTGATATAGTAGTCACCAATATTATACTTGCTTACTATCTCTATTACCCCATCTGATAAATCCAATCTTAAGGCTCTTCTCATATTAGCTCCTCTGAAAGGATTTCTCTTAGTTCTGTTATAATCATCCTGTGTGACAGGATAAACGTCTATTCTCTTAAAAGAATCACAAGAAGAATCTGTATCTACAGCCTCATAGGTAATAAACCATAAGTCCTCTGGAAGAGTAAAATAATCATGGCTGCCATCTGAGAAACTCTTCTTAATATCCATAGGCTTAAGAGTAATCTCTCTTACTAAAGGAGCTAAATATCTTCTATTTTCCTCTGTACTCTCAAAGCTATTTCCACTACCATTATTACCATTGTACAGTGCTAAGATAAGCTCCTTTTGAGCTTTAGTAAGAAATACGCTCTTTTCATACTCATCAAGAGCTATTGATGCTTGGTTATTATTTTCTTTGCTAAAGCCAGCCTGAATACTGTAGCTATTTAATAGTGTATCAAAAGTATTGGAAAATTCCTCACATGTCATAGTCTTTATATTTAATATTACTCACTTCTCTTACCTGCCTCTACCTCAAGCTGTGCTTCATTGGCATTGCCTGCCCATGCTATTTTTGCAAGTTCTACTGCTCTTTGAAGAATGGCTTCATGAGTACTCTCATTAAGCTCACAAGTCATAGCTTTGTTATAACCATTGATAGTCAAATCTTCACCAAAAGTATCTGACAGGTCTGTAAGAATAATAGGTCTTGGTCTCCTGACATATCTAATATTATATTTAATGAAGCTGTCATCACTTTTATATTTTTTCTTGTCAGCAGTGGTGACAACTATCTCTACTTTTGAAGATACAGTACTATTAACAGTAGTAGGATCACCTGTAGATTTATCTACATCAGCATCTCCTTCTCTACCTTTAGTAATAATCCTCCATGCCATATTCTTCAAAGGCTCTTTAAAAGGCTTAGACATCAGTCTCATATACTCTGTATACTTGATAGGTACAACCTGCCTGATACCTTTAACTTCTAGTTTTCCATCTTTGTTGTTAGCCATAAGATAAAGAGACTCATTAATAATAATATAAACTCTATCATCTTTTGAAATTTTATAAACAAGTGCCCTTGGATCTACATCAGGTTCTTCATTCTCCTCTTCAAGTGTTTTGCCCATAATGAGATCAGAAAAATCCATCTGTCTGATAGCTGTGTCATCAAAGCCTTTCTTAACAGTATTACCATTGGACTCTGGCTGAAAGTAGTTCTTCACTATCTCATCCTGTGCCTTTGTTAAAAAGACACTCTTCTCATATTCATTCAAGCCTGGGGCTTGATTGGATGATATATTATTGAATAGCAAATCAAACTGATTTGAAAATTCTGTTGTTGTCATATCTATTACTATTTATTGTCTCTTTATTAGCAGTTAGCATAGAGCTAACTGCATATATTTAGTCATTCTTAAGCTTTGCCTCAAGGCTATATTTAAGTTCCTGTCTCTTGACTGAACTAATATACTTGGCTGCATTGTTAAGTGTACTGTTCTCATTAATCTCACAAAGAGGACTATTGTCTTCTCTCAGATAGTAAGCATCATTCTTCATGCCTATAAGACCTGCTTCTACACACTTCTTGATAAGTACCTTTGCAGGAAGAAGTTCATCTTTTACTGTTGCAAGGAACCTACGAGGATCACTCTGAATATACTCATTAACCTTACCTTGCAGATAGTCAAGCTTAACCTTTGAAGAGATAGGTCTACCACTAATAAGTTCTACTACAACTCTCAGTGTTTCAAAGTCATTCTCAATCTTACCATACTCCATATAGCATCTCTTGATAGTATCCATCTTGTTAAGATTCTGGTGAGCTTCTGCATTCTCATTGATAATGACAAACTGATAAGTAGCTTTTGGTCTGTCCTCAAGCTCTTGAAGAGAACTTGCTATATAGTCCTTATTGGCAAGAAGAATCTTATATTTAATGTAGTCCTCTGGAATACTAAGATCCAAATAATTATCCTGCTTATGAAGAATAACTCTACCTATACCCATAGGATTGCTGTCATCCCAGAAGTTGTCTTTCTTTCTGTAAACACTAAGAGCATTGTACTCTAAGCCCATTGCCTTCTCAAGAAAGGCTTTCTCATTGTTGGTAAGTACATTAACAAAGCTACCTGTACTGCTATATCTTGGTACTACAAAAGCTCTGATTGCATTCTCTGCCATACCACCATAAAGTACATGCTTTGGATTCTGAACCATCATAGAAGGACGTGGAATAAACCTTACTATTACCTTCTCATTCCTAAGACAATTTACAGGCTCTGAACTGTCAAATGAAGAGCTTCTGCTTATAGGATGCTCTTCTGGTTTTTCCTGCTTAACTCTCTTGGGAATCTCTTTCTTTACATCATGTACTTCTGTGTCAATTACCATACCATTCAAAGGCTGCTCTTCTACTCTTTCTTTAGCCATAATTATCTTCTCCTTTTTACTTGTTTAATTAAAAAATAAAAATAGGGAGAGAGATTACTCTCTCCCTACTATGTTAGCCTACCAATACAGCAGGAATCAAACTCATTGTCCTTGTAGGATCAAGCACACAGACACCAGTAGTAGTCATCTTGTGAATCTCTGCACTATCCTCATCAAAGCTCATGTTAGGATTACCCATCTGACCAGTGAAAGGATTTCTAAGACCCCAAGCATAAGAGGTCATATCACCTACCTGACCCTTGACACCTACCTTGAAGATATTGGGCTGATCCATAGTACCAATATCAAAGATGTCATATCTGTAAGAATAAGCAGGGCCACCAAGTGGATGCTGAATCTTATTTCTCACAGGATCATCATACATAGGATCAACATCAACCTTTACAGTAACACCATTAGGTGCTCTGAACTCAACAAATTGGAAGCCTGCTGCAAGAGCATTCTGATGAAGCTGACTGTTGGTCTTCTGTACAACACCAATGTTGTCACCATTAATCTGGAAAGCACTCCAACCACTGACAGTATCAAGTACTGCCTTATGGAACTGAATAGCACCTCTCTCACCTGTCTTGATGATAAAGGTTCTCTCACCAAATGGCAACTTAGCTGCTGAGAGCTGATAGAGGGCGTCCTCAATAAGCTTCAAGCTGAAGGTATTATAAGGAATGGTATTGCTGACCTCCATCTGCTCAAAGAGACCTGCACCCATCTTGATAACCTCACCACTCTTGCCATAGTTGAGATACTCGCCATTGAGGTTTCTGTTGCTTCTACCATAGGCAATGACATTGTTCTTATAGTCTGCCCACTGCTGTTCAAACTGCCACTGCTCATAGTGCATCCACATATTAGTGGTGTCATGGGTAAGTCTGCCATTGACTTCCTTGATGATAGGAATACCAAAGGCAACTTTCTTATTAAGCATATTGCCAGGCACCTTGTCATAAAGTCTGATAGAGGTGAACTCATTCCTCATGGAGATAGGGCTTGAGTATCTTACAGCACCTACTTTTCTAGAGAGATCTCTCTCAACAGGAGCATACTCTACAGAGAATCTCTTACCTGCCTGAAGCTGCTCTGCTGGCATACCAGTAGTAATGCCACCCATAAGCTCTACCTTATAGACAGTATTGGTTCCCTCATTTCTACCCTCACCAAGAATCCTCAGTGGATAAACCTCATTAAGCTCACCTACAATAACCTCACCATCACCAAACCAGTCCTCATTAAAGACTACATAGAATGGCTCACCATTGCAACCTACATTGCCATACTCTGAATCTACAATAACATTATCTGCATCCCTTGCCTCTACCAAAGGAATATTTCTTGAAGTACTACCTACTACATCCCATGTATACTCATCATCACTCTCAAACTCCTTAGTGGGGAACTGAGAAAGGAATGTGTCAAGTGTCTTACCTCTATAATATGCAAGCAACTGAACCATCAGATTGGTAGCCTTCTGAGGCTGCATCTGAAAGATACTTCCCAAGTGATTAGTTTTGGTCAGACCCTTCCAATGGTTGAAAGTCTGCATCTGAAATCTGTTTAATTTACCAGCCATTTTTCTTAAATTTAAGCATTAATCAAAATATCTTCTTATGCTTAGAGGTCAAGTCTTACTCCCTTACCCATGTAACTATATGGATCATCTTTTGCATTTGTAACCATTCTTAAGCTACCATCAGATGATCTACTTGTATTGTTAAGTGTATGCTCAAGCTCCCTAAGCCCTTTCCTTACTTCTTTCTTTACTTTACCCTTTACAAAGCTGTCAAAATCCTTAAAGCCATTGGTGATAGTGAAGATTAAACCTACCTTAGCTAAGAAGTCTCCTCTATGCTCACTCTCATACCTCTGGATGGCTGTAAGATAATCACCTGTATCAGGGTCTTTATACACAGGTCTTGTGATATTCTCAAGTGCTTTCTTTCTGACATCCTTGCCAATCTCCATGTCACCCATGATCTGCTTGTCTGTCATAATGTCATTCTTGAGTTTTTCTGCTGCCTTTGCTCTGGCTGCTTTCTCTTGATCACTCTTTTCCTGTGCTTCTTTCAACAGATTATTATAGGCATTGCTGAAGAACTCTCTATTACTCTGTAGAGCATCCTTTGCATCCTCAATATCATTGCCTGTATCAATACTTCTTTCTGTAAGTTTCTGAGCTCTCTCAGGCTTCTCACCTTTATTGATAAAGTCCTGATAAATAAGATTCCTTCTAAGCTGCTCTCCTTTTTCTCCTTCTTCACTGATCTGTGCATCTGTAATACCTGAGATATAGCTAAGTGTATTCTCATACATCTTAATATCATTAGGCTCTACACCACTGTCCAATGCCTTACTAATCCTCTGTTGTTTTTCATCAAGTCTGGCATTTACCTCATCTTCAATAAGGCTTGCAAAACTCTCTGCATCATTTGCCTTCTTGATGACATCATCTGTAAGGTTAGGGAAGATACCATCCACTGCCAAGGCACTGGCAATGGAAGAGTAGAAGTTATTTGGAGAAGTACCACTGTCTTCATCAGTGGTGGTATCTTCCTTTTCCTTAACATCTTTCTTCTCACTACCTACGACCTCTGGCTTATCATCCTTAGGATCATCAAAAAGATCTTCAGGGTCAATAGCCTCAGCAGTGCTATCTTTTTCCTTTGTTTCCTCTTTATTATCTTGGGGTTTATCATCAACTTTATCCTTATCATCTTTACCCTCATTAGGCTCAGATGGTTTAGGATCATTATCTTCAGGAGTAGTAAACAGGTTCTCTATTTCCTGCTCTCCAAGGATATTGTCAAATCCCAAAAAACAATAATTCTTCTTTACTTCTTCCATATTTATTTCTCTTAAATTGATTATCTCCGTTAGTAGCTTTATTTCAAAAGCTTATAGCTGTTTTAATGAAAACAGCTAACTTCTATTTTCCTTATGCAAAAGTATCTATTTCTTTTACATTCATTATAATTCTAACAGTTCTTCTTAACAAACCTAAAGGTCTTTCTTAGCTTTATCCTTTTATACCTACCTTTAAGCGGCTATTTACTACCTAGTAGAGGTTCTATATGACTTCTTTCCAGGATAGTTCCTATTAAAGTAATCATCATTCTCAAGACCTGATGAATTGCTATCACTCTTCTTAACATCACCATTAAAGATGATCATCTTTTCCTCTCTATAAAGCATTAACTGAAGCAAAGACATAATAGAGTCATAGTTGCCATTAGGATTCCATAATATAAGCTCTTTTAATAACTCTCTATCCTTAATATTATATAGGTTAGGAAGATTTATCTCTACCTCTTCACCATTTTCATTCTTTATAGTTCTTGTAGTAGTCTTCATAAGCCAGTCTTTAATAAGACCAAAGCCATAGTTAATGATAGGTACTGTAGCTCTTACACCAAAGGCTGTATTGCCTATTCCCTGTACTTTAATAAGTTGTTTATCTCTCAGATATTCTGGTGTTTCTGCTAATAAATAAAGACAATGGCATTTACTAAAATAAGCAAAGCAACCCTTGGCATTATTTTCATACATACATTTACCATTATAGAAGATGCACATCTTCCTGAGTAGCTCATATAGGTCATCTGACATAGGAGGTCTACCTATATAGGATGCTGCCAAAGTATCTGTCCATAAATCAAGCACATGAATAGAACCTAATGATACACTGTCTGCCTGATCATTATAATATGGGTCAAGACTTAAAATATATCTTCCTTGTGGTATCTCACCATTACTGTTTTTCTTTGGCATGGAATATATCTGCAAGGCTCCTCTTGGGTCAGTATCTTTCTTTAAAGGATAGTCTCTTATTGGCAAGTCTGTATTGTTTACAAAGTCTACACCACCTGTACTTTCATTATACACAAGATCACCTACATATACCTCATCATAAGCAGAAGGATTATTATCAAGTTCATTAAGTCTGTTATTAAGTTCTGTAACAGGAAAGATATTATTCTTACTTCTTATAATTGCCTCTTGAGGAGTAATAGGATATTGGGATATACGTTTGGTAATTGTATTAACATCAGTACTTCCATACTTTACCTTATATCTATCCATTAGTAGCATAAGCAAAGCTTTGGTAACATCACTGTTACCATCCTCATCAATACAGGTATTATCATAATTTAAATAAGCAGGATAGAACTCTGTTATCTTCTTTCTACCTTGACCTTCTTTATCAAAGACATTGTCAAGAGGTTCCATGTTATATCCTTCTGGAGAATAGATCATCTCTGCAAATGCTGTGAAATCACTTTGGTCATCTCCCGCAGTGCCGTAAGATACTATAAGGCCGAATACTGAACTACCCTGCTCTACTGATGGTCTTATAAGGTTATACATATTAAGCAAGTCCTTAAAGATACCTGCCTCCTCTATGAGATATAATACACCACGAGAACCATTAAGTTTATCTTGGTTTACACCTGAGATAATACCAGATACTTCATTTTTACTGCCATACTCTACATCACTGCCTTTCTTTTTATAGCCCATCTTCCATGTAAGCTCAGCAGTACTGCTTTTAAGTCTTTGACTTGCAAACTGGGTATTTTTAGCACAGAAGTCTATGTCATCCTTAAATACTGAAAGTATTTGGTTTGTTCCTACTAACTTTGTTTTATCAGCCGCTGTTACAAGACATTGTACTTCCTTTTGGTTATCTGAAGATTCACCAAGAATAAACCTTTTGGCAAGCATGGCTGCACCAAGAGTAGTTTTTCCTTTACCACGTGAAGCAAGTTCTGCTGCCTGATGACCATGTTGTCTTGCCTGTAAGAAGTAATGGCTCATAAAGAATTGCCCATCCCAAAACTTAGGATGCTTTACTACACGTATATCCAAACCATCTTTTCTCTTAACAGTTTGATGCATAGGGCAGTAATTAAGCATGAAGTAATAGTCACCTGTTACCCACATACCTGTAGAAGGATCAATAAATCCATCCCAACTTCTCCTTCTTTCCTCTATAAGCCATTTACCAAAATCACTGTTAGGGTTTCTATTAGGTCTTAACTTGGTATAGCTGCCAGTATCTTCCCATACCTTTGCTGTCTGTCTAAAGTAGTCTGTATGCTCAAGAATAGGTGGATGAGTAACATCTATAATAGCTCTTCCATACTCATCTCTTGGTAGTTCATGTATATAAGGCCTGTCCTTGCTTACCATCCATTTTATGAATGGCACATTATTAAGATAATCCCAAAATTGCTCAACTACTTCATTTGGATATTGGTCTAAATGTAAATCTTCAAGTGGTGTCTGACATTTATTAAATACTACATTCTCCATAACTTCTACTTTATTCAAGCAAAAGTACTGACTCTTAAAGAGATGAGGAAGTCCTTAAAGAAAGAGATAAGTAAAACTAAATCAAACTATTATATCCTTAAAGGTATCATACATCCTCATAATAAGATAGCCTATAGTATAAGCAGGAGGCTCATCTTTATCATCAACACTGTAAGCTTCAAGCATAGCCTGTTTAATATGTTCAGCTTCATGGACTATAGAGTTGAGATAATCATAGCTATTCTTATGTCTATTAAATCCTACTATACTTACATGCTTTTTGAGGTTACTTTGAGTAAATGCCAATGCTTTACCTGTAGACATCATGTTATAGATATTATTTATACTCCATTTAGGAGTATCAATAGCCTTTAGTTCATCAGCTACTATATCAAAAAAGTCATAGTCAATATTATAAAAGACTATGACTTTCCAATAGCTTTGGACATTGAATGATTGTCTAATCATAACATTCCATCCCAATCTATAGGATTATTCATAAACATACAGTCAGCATAAAACCTATTAAATATAAAGCCTTCTGTAGCATCAGGGTCATCAATCATATCTTTAATGAATAAAGCAAGATGCCTGTCATCTTTAGGTACTGAACTGCCTAAATAATCAGCTTGGCACATATTAGCTACATATACTTTGTCATATAAAATATCCCTGTCAAGCTTTATATTCTCTGCTTCAAGAAGAGAATCTATCTGCTCTTTAGTATATGGCTTAATATATTCTTTACTGCCATCTACTCTTTTATACATTCTCTTAGATGCCTCAGTACATAACTTCTTATTAAAGTGACAGCCATAGTTGTTTATATATCTTTTCATCCCTTCAGGGATTTCATCATAGCTTCCTGTCTTTGTCTGATACATAATAATTAAAATTAAAAGGGTAGCAAGTATAAGCTTACTACCCTTATAGTTAATAGTTATCTACGAGGATAGTTATATCCATATCTACCTCTCTTGCTTTCATATCTCTCATCATCTTCATCATATTCCCTATGATAAGAAGGAGTTCTATAATCAGGCTCTTCCATAGCTTCCTCAAGGCAATCCTCAAGTTCTTCAGTAAACTTCTTCATCTTCTTTACTTTCTTGAGCATCTCCTCATGGTCTTCAGAGTTTCTAAATCTTATTATCATCATAATCTTTAAGTATTTTGTTTTCCTTTAAGTAAAGTCATAAGTTCACTAAACTGGCTTTGCATAGTAGAGAATTGTTGCTTAAGCTCTTTTAATTCTGCACCATTAGGATTAGGATTAATTTGAGAAAGAACATCTTCATATTGCTCTACAAGTTTCTTATGTTCATCATAACTATTTACTATATTTCTACTAGCTTGTAGTTTTGCATTTACATAATTAACTAAAGCATCTTTACTATCAGCAAGAATAAATGTCTTGTTACCATAATCAGCTACTGCACTATTACTAGGAATCTGTTTAAAAGATAATGTGTTTCCATCTCTTATTGCAGTAATATCAACAACACTACCTGGAAGTTGTCCCATATTAACAGGGAAAGCTGGTTTGGCTTCTTCAATAGTGGCATTAAAATAAATCATTTTATCACCACTAAGGTCAAGACCATAGAGAACATTGCCTTTACTTAAATTGGAAAACATAGTTATAAAATTTTATGAATTAGTAGTTGTAGTTTTTACTCCAGCAGCTGCTCCAGAACCACTAGTAGCCTGTGCAGTACGATTAGCCCAATAACTTGCAATAAAATCAGTACCAGCTTGAGCATACCATGCAGGAACTACAGCATACTGATTTTGAGGCAAAGTAATAGTAGCAGGTTGCTTAGCAGCAATGTTACTAATCTGAGCCTGTAAAGGAGCAAGCATAGCAGCAAACTGAGCAGTCTGATTACTATTATTAATATTACTCCTAAGGAGAGCATTATCAGCAGTGAGACTATCAATCTTATTCTGAAGCTCTCTTTCTTTAAGGTCACAGAACTCCTTAGTAATCATTGTGCTTTGATTAGCAAGAGCATCAACTATACGTTGAGTATTAGCAGTACCTTGATTAGTCAACTGATTAGTTTGCTGACATACAGAAAGTTGATCGGCTGCTTGTGTTTGAGCATTTTGAAGCTGAAGAGCTGCTTGATTTTGTGCAGCTTGTAATGTAGCAGCAGCATGATTAGCAGCAAGACTAGCTTGAATATCATTAGTTTGATTAGCAATAGCAAGTCTATTTTCACAGCAGCACTGACAAATCTGTTGACTAAGACTAGCATTACCACTCTGAATTGCATTCTGAACTTGAAGACCACTCATGCCAACTTGCTGACCTACAGACTGAATAGAAGACTGAATGGTATTAATAGCAGACTGAACTGCATTTACAGAGCTATTAGTAATCTGAGCAAGCTGAGCAGCAGCATCTGCACGACCATTAATAGCCTGCAACAGAAGGTCTCTACCAGCATCATTACTCATTTGATTAGCAAGATAGCCAGTACCGTTATTGCCACCACCAAAGCCATTACCATAACCATTGTTACCCCAAAGTAACCACATAAATAAAATCCAAATCCAATAGCCATTATTACCAAAACCACCATTGTTTTGCATGGCAAGCAAAAGATTTGGGTCAATTCCATTAGTAGCTGCTTTTGCTACATCAGGAAAAACAAATACACCATTGTCACTTGACATAACTTTAAAATTTAATTGTTAGTAAATATAAGAAC